AATGCCACGTTCCTTCAACTGTGGCGCAAGCGGGATAATGAAATTGGTCATCATCTGGCTGATGGTTGACAGACGCTCCGTAGGTGTTCGACTTTGCATCGAATACGGCGCAATCTCAATCATGTAATCAAGCATGTCGCCCTCGCGGATGTCCTGCGAGAATTCAACTGGAATTGAAAAGTCAGTTCCGGGAATCTTCTTTATAACCTTTGGAACCGTAATTGGATCATTCCAAAGATAATCGCCAATGCTTTCCATTACCTTTCTTACGGCTGTTGTTGTACGGTCTTGCATGTCAGCAATCAACATGTTGGCAGAACGCTGAATCAGCGATTCTTGTCCGACCGTGTTTGCCTGACGACCAAGACCACCAAGAGCATCAAGATTACCGCCGAGATAGACAAAGAGATCCTTGATCTGTAGGAGGAATGCAATGCTTGCACTATCAGGGCCGCCAAAGCGAGCCTCGCGAGTGGCTTGGGGATTGTCCGCACGAATAGTGTCTCCATCGTTTGATTGAATCAAACGACGACCATCTTCTTCTGCGCCACCAGAAACGATGGTGACAGTCTTTTGACGATCTGCTTGGCGAACGAGTTTGCGGAACACACGATTAGATGCATCGTGCAGGTCTAGCATGGCTTGTGCTGGAGGGAGAGGCATAATGTTGCCCGGAACGTCTCCAAACGACAAAATGTGGTACGGGCCAATTTCAGGGCCTTTCCAATCCACCACTCGTATGATCTTTCCAGATGCAATGCCGCTTTGATCGTTGCATTGCACTGTGACAAACAGGTTGTCGTATGGAAGCCACAAATCCCACAACTCCAGCAGGTCGATATAACCGCGCTGTGGGTTCCATCCGCCGAGTCCACCTGTTTGTAAAATGGAAACTCTTTCATCACCTTGTTCGTTGTAATCAGTTTGGCGTGATGGCTGAAGTTCTTCTTTACCAAAAATCTTCAAGTCCATTGCTGCTTCATAAGGAAGTGTGTAACGGTTACCAACGTATTGACACAAGTCCCAAGACTTAGAGTTCATGTCAAATACAAAGTCGTCAAAATCAACGACATCTGCAAATGGAAGTCCCGCGTCATGCATGTAGCCCTCAATCTCTGCTTGATTGCCGGGAGAGATGCCAACCTTCATAACGCCAATAGAGAACATTGCATCAATGACCCACTTTGAAATACTGGACTCAAGATCAATCTCTCTGACCATCCAATTTAATGCAAGTTCAAAGTTTGCTGCTGTTGGTGCAAGATCAGGATCCTTTGGAATAACCAAAGCCTGTGGCGCGCGCGCGGCAACTTGACGGCGATAGATGTTGATCGCCATCTGCATCAGGTTCAATGGAACCTTTTCATTCGCGCCCATCTCACCATAGTTACTTCCAACATATGCACGGACAGCGGCCAGACGCTGTTCACGGAACGGCTGCATTCGATTGCGAGAAAAATCAACAGACTCTAAAAGTCTGGATGCCTTCTTGTCGTCAATGGTTAGGTTGCGCTTTTTTGCCATTACCAACTTGTCCGTTCTAATTTTTTCTGTTGCGCGAGAAGTCTGCGCCACGCAAGCGTACCCGGCAACAGTTCTTGTTCGGCAATTCTTTGCTGTGTTTTTCCACGCATTCCCTTCCAACAAAGGGCATCGGCTGTTGGTCGGTCACCGTGGTTCTCTCTTGCTCCCGACGGGTCGGGCGTTGCAAGGGATCTACCGTGAACGACCCAGCCGGTTTCGGTATACACAATCTCCTTGCACTCACGCAAGGCATCTGCACTTCGGTTCATGCACTCGCCACAGTTCAATGCTCTCCTGTACTCGCCATACAAGGCGCGCTTTTCGTCCTTGGTAGGCCACCAGCCGGGGATATTTGACGCCTTTGCACCGATAGCCAACTCATTCTTACGGTAATAAACGTTCCGATACCCGTTCTGGATGACCACATCCCCGAAGTTTCGACCCGGCCCCGGTGCTTCCCAGACCATGTAAGCCTCGTTCTGCATGCCCTTAAACCACTTGCCAAGGGCAACTGCATACTTCCCCAACTCGTCTGGGCGGATCTTGGAGTTGACAAACTCCCCCACCTTCTCCCCGGTCAAACAGTCCCCAATAGAAATAACGCTATTGGAAGATCCGGTACCAGTAGCGATATCCACTCCCAGTGCATAATTTCTATCAGACGGCAACTTCATACCCAGCACTGGGCGGATCCACAACTTCAATCGACCGTTGTTTGTTTCGGTAAATGAAATCGGTTCGCAGGTGACCGGGTCAAACTCAAGTTCACCGCGCAACAACGCTGGCTGGCCGCACGATGAAATCAAACGATCAATCATCCCCGAATCAAAGAACAGGTAGTCGGAACCAGCAAAGTCAATGTCCAACTCTTGTGCAATCTCTGTTGCATTGGCACACCGCTTACATTCCTTGTCGTACCAAGGTGAGCGCGTGCGGTTGTGGCCATCCTTATAAATGCCTTCTGCCTTAACGGGGTGCTGCGCCCAATGCATTCTGATCTGTTGCATATCGGGCTTTTGGGCAAGATCATAAAAAGCATTTGCACTACCGGCTGGGGTTGAGTTGAAAATGCGACACCGTGTCGCATCGCGCGTTGCACTCAATGCCCTGTACTGATCCTGTGCATCAAAGGCGGCAAACTCATCCATCATAATTGCAGTACGTCGGTCACCACGGGCAACATCGCCTGTCGTTGATTCGCCGTCAATCGTGGACATGTTGTCGTCATTCGACAATCGCAACTTCGTTCGGGTGATGTTTGGTAACAACCAGCCCGGCATGTTCTTATGTAAGAAATCAAACTTCCAAAACAGACTCTTCGGGTTACCCGCTTTGTCTACATAGTCTTCATTGCGTGACACAACAAGAAACGATTGGCCATGCTTGAACCGCCACAGCCATTCAAATGCAGTCAGAATAAGCCACGATGCGCCCATGTCTCGACTCTTTGCAATCAACAGATCGCTACCCACATCAACAGACTCAATGATCTTTAGAATCGCTTCGTCTTGGTATGGATAGGTAAGGAATGGAACTGTGCTTACCTTGAGTCGTGGGTCATACGTCCAACAGAACGTATTGATATAGAACATGATGTCACTGCGGCACATCGACAACAGCGTGTTCTTTTCCTTTGTCCCCTGATTACCAAAGGCAATGATGTCTTTGCGAAACGCAAGGTTCGCTTCCATATCCTTGGGAACCAAATGGGCGTAAGGTAAAATCACTGTTGTAGTTCGTCAATCACATCACCCGCATCCTCCATCTTCATGCGTTGCACAAAGACCGGGGTGCCGTGACCAACCCATGCGCCGATGACGTTGAACTCAAAGTACTCCTCCGCTTCGTCCTCGGTCATCTCATCATTCTTGATCAGGATGTCGATGCACAAAGCGCGGTCGTAGATTGCAAAGTGCCGATTAAACTGGGTGCCAACACCAATAAAGGCGTCCTCAAACCCATCAGCCAACATGATCTTGTCGTCTGCCATGTCTTAACCCTCCCCTTCGTATAAGGCGTCATCCAACTTCTTTCTACGGCAATCGTTCAACAACTGATGAAGACGCGCTATCTCAGCGGTCATCCATGTCTGTTCACGCATCTCTTTTGCCAATTCAACTCGCAGGTGCTGGATTTCTTCAGAACATAAGGCAAGTAATGCCTCAGCCGTCTTGCAACGGGGCGAACTAAACTGAGCGACCTTTTCAACTATGTCCAGATCGGTGTCCTCAAGTTCGATCCTACATACATAATCAAGAGAGAGGTGTTTTCTCGGCACTCATCGACCCTTCGCTTATTTGTCTGACCCGATCAATCAACAGTAATACGTCACTCCCGTCATCCGACAACCGCTCCGCTGCCTCCAACTGCTGCTTGCTCGGCATCATCTTCGACCATATCTGACCCCAGAACTGGGCCTCGTTCTGGTTGCTCCGGCGCGCCCATGCCAACATACTCCAAGACTCCGGACTCGGTGCGTCCTCCGGGTTCGGGGTATCCACCATCATCTGCTTGGCAACCCACTCAACCGTCCTCGTAATCGAACAACTCCGATCACCAAACACAGTCACATCAACCCGACCCTCCGCAGAAAAG